CGACCATTTTGATTTTTAGCATCCGCTCTTTGTAATACACCTTTAACTACCAACTTACCATCATTTTCTTTTAATGATTCTTGAATTTGATGTTTTGATATTTCAAAAGGTATATAATCTACTAATAGTTCTCTCATTTTATTTCATCCTTTTAACCATTAAAACACTATCTCTCATAAATTTGGTTACACCATCTTTATAAGATTTCTTTATATCTTTTGCCAACTTATCATTTCCTTTTGTTGGGTCTTGTAAAAATACTTGTTCTAATGCAAACATTTGTTTTCTAAATTTTTGTTCTTGTTTCACTACCATCGATAATGCCTTTTTAGCATCTTTTACATCGGAGGGTCCTTCTGTTATAGATTCACCAGTAAATTGTTTTTTATAATGTGCATCATCTTTAGTTTTTTGCATCATAGCTTTATATTGGTCTGCCTTAGATTGTTTTTTAGGTTCATCCTTTTTCTTTTTAAATTTGTCTACAATCTTTGCAAATATTCCTTTTGCTTTTTTATGTTGTGGATGTGATTTATTACTAAGAGCAGTAGTCATTTTATTTACACGACCAGTTTTTGGATTCTTAGCTTTCATTTGAACCATTGCTTGAGTTGCAGCTGCAACAGCTGCTGGATTCTCTTTTAGAAATGATTCAAACATATCATCATCATCTAAACCCATATCTGCCATTGCCTGTCTTTTTGCTTCTTCATCATCTTCTATATCCCAATCAGGTTCTGATGGTATTGCTCTTCCTTCTTCATCATCCCAAGCATCATCAGGATTTCCTCTTGTATCATCTTTTGGTCTACCACTTCCTGGCCCACCTTCTTTTTTCAATTGATGAGCTTTCATCGTATCTTCAAGAGTAGGTAATGGTTGTCCAAATTCTCTATTTAGAATATCAAGACCTTCTGCTAAATATTTGTCATTCTGTTTCATTATTGTAATTTCCCAACTTTATTAGCTAATTTAACCAATCGTTCTGAAATTTTACTCATTGCTTTATGAGTATTTTTCCAATAAGATTTTGAATCTATCTTTAACTCATTTTTCAATTTAACATTCATGTCGATTAATTTTGATAATTCATTTAGTTTATCTCTAACTTCTCTCATCGATACACCAATCTTTTGTCTCGGTGTTAAAGAATCATCATTACGATATTTTGTATAACGAGCTTCTTTTATTTCTGTTTTCTTATCAATCTGTTTACCGAATGCAGTTTGAACTCTTGTTACACTTGTAATACCCTTTAAACCTTTTTTCAATTGTCTACCAACCAAAGTTTTTGCTTGTCCAGCACCCGATGCATCAACTATAATTTTACCAACACCATCAACACTAACTGCCCATTTAGCTTCTACAACTTTGAACTCTGTTCCCTTTTCAGCAGTTTTCTTTCTTTTCTCATTCCCTTTAGATTGAAAAGCGTTTGGTGTAGAATATTCACCACCAGCTGTTGCAGTAGTGGAAACTTCTTTAATTTCTTTTTTGATTATTGTACGAAGTAATTCCGTAAACTTTTTTCTACTTATCTTTGTGGACATCATCTAACTCCCCTACCAATTCATAATATCTCATCAACGAAACAACATTAGAATCTTTTACATGAGTTCCTTTTGTTGCAGTATCCGTATGAGTAATTGCTTCGGTTAATTTAATTTTAGTAATCTTATCATCAACTTTTCGTAAATGTGATTTTAAGGTTTTTTTAATTTTTATAACTTCAGCATCCATGAATTCTCGTAAAGAGTTAGTATTTGAAAGATTATTAATATACTCTTTCAATAAATTTCTTTGATTTTCATTTAATGTGCTGTATTTTTTATTGAACTTATCAACCAATAACTGATATGTTAACAATCTTAAATCTTTATCTTGTTTATTTAAGTTCTCTTGAACACCACCTTTAGTTTTCTTGGAGCGTTTGACTTTAGTGATATTTTCGATAATTGTTACTTTACTATCAGTTTCTTCTACTGGAGATATTTTTTCTTTTAAAGATTCACCTTCAAATACATTGTAAATTGAAGCCAAAAGTTTATATCCTGGAATTCGTGTATTAAAAAAATCTGAAGAATTATAACATTCTTTAATTGTTTTAATTAAATTGTATTTTTCATTTCGTAGTTTACGATTTGATAAATGCCTACGATTTTTAATTACTGCAGAAAGCAAAATATTTGCTTGCTCCGTAGTTTTATATGTTTTTTCCGTCAAAATCTTGTAAAGTTCATATTCTTTCCCAAGTTCTGAATTTTGTTTAAATGATTCTTTTAAAATCTTAACTGCCTTACTATTTTCTGTACCATTCAGTACATCAACAGTTATTTGGCGAGTCAGCAATTCAAAAAGAATACCAGTATTTTTAATTTTACTGTGCTTCTTGTTATAATTCATCAAACACTCCATTCATGATAAGTTTATACATAAATAAATATAAAAACTTCAAATAATCGTTATTTATCTTCCGTAAAATCTTTATATTCTTTATCTATTTCTTCACTATCAATTGTTTCTTTTAATATTTCTCTTGCTTTACTCCCAAAAGATTTTTTTAATCTATCAAAATGAGCTAAAGCCATTGGTATTTTTGGTCTACCAAGTGGATCTCGTCCTCTTGCACTACCATCTTTACTATATTTACTTACTTCTTTTGGTCTTCCAGCTCCCTCAAATCCTCCTTCAGGTGCTCCACCTTGATCAAAAATAGAACCTGCTGCAGTTTCAGGTGGTTCTTGAACATCATCTGCCCCCATTCCAACTGCTGCCATATCACTTGGTGTTCCAACTGAATCACCACTTTCGGCAGGATCATTACCCTCAGTTTCAATCTGAGAATATCTGAATTTCTGTTTTTGGTCTTCTATTAATTCTTTTTCAAGTTCATCTTGTTCTTTTTCTGTAAAATTAAAAATGTTTTTATACACCCAATCACTTGACATTAAACTATTATCTTTTACATCACGAGCTAAATTAACTTTATTACTCCACAATTCAATCTTCTCTTGTTCATAAATTGTAGATGGATTAGTTAATTTCAATTCAAAGTTTACCAATTCTTCATCTGTATATCCTTGTGCGTATAAATGAACAACTGCAATCTTTGTCAATTCACTTGTTACAATTCTTTGTATTCTTTCAATAGTTCTAGCAAATCTTACATCTTCTGCTGCAAGTGTTGCTTTACTTCCAAGACTTTCTTCATATCCAAGAAATGCTTTTGGTATTCTTAAAGCCGCTAACATACGATTTTTTAAATACTCAATGTCTTCTGTGGTTTCATATTGCATTCCTGGTAATGATTCAACTTGTGTTCCACTATCTCCACCACGAACTGGCATAAAGAAATCTTCTGTTAAATTCTGTATGTTAAATTTCAAATTATAATCACCAGTAGTATCATCCATAAAAGGTGTCTTCTTCATTTTGTTGATTATTCTTTGCATATAATTGTCAACTTCGTTTGGTGGAATATTTCCAATATCAACTTTGAATACTCTCTTCTCAGGTGCTCTCATGATTCTATGAATCAACATAGCATCTTCCATCAATGTAATTTGTTTCCATACTTTACGAGCACTTTCAACCATTGATTTTCCATAAGGTAATAAATTACTATCGTTTGCCAATCTGAAATGTGCAATTTGAAAGTTCTCAAATTCAATCTTTTTATTTGTAGTTGAACGAGCAAAATAAGGATGTGCATTTTCCATTGCTTCTAATACAAACTTTGTATAATAAGGATTCTCTGGGTCATCTCCCTCTACTCTAATAATTTCATAAGCTGACATTGGAACTACATTATGAATTCCATACTTATCACTAATATCTAAGTACAAAAAGAAGTCTCCATACTTACACATATTTCTTACCCACGGCCATAGATTAAATTCTATGTTCATAATGTCATAGAATAAGTTATGTAGTATTTGTTTTATTTGATCATTATCACTTTGTATTTCTAACGACTCACCATACGCACTTTTCATTGTTGATTCATCTGCGTATGTATCAAGTGCAGATGCAATTATTGAATCTGCCTCCATCGTTTCATAATCTTTAAATAACCCCAATCGTGCAGCCTGCATTTGTGCGTAAGTAGAATATCCACTATTCGCCATATCCAACCCACTATGTAATTTAGAATACCTATCAATCAAATGTGATTTGACTTGTGATTGAACTTGTTCTGTATCAGCTATTTTTAGTTTCCTACCACCAACATTTCTTACAATTACATTTGTACTAAATAATCGTTGTAATCGACTAAATAATGATTTATCTGCCATATTTTACCTCACTTATAAGAGCCACTTTAACGACTCTTTTTTTCTTTCGTGGCCTACTTCCCAATCCCATTCACCATTGTCATTATCTTCGGGTACATATAGACCATCTATATCTTGAAATTTATCAAGTGTCTTTTTTGTTAATTCAATTCCTTCTGTTCGTAATCTTAAAGCAGTATCACGAACCCATAAACCAATAGCAAAAGACATAACTAAATCATCATTATATCCTCTCATTGCTTCTGCTCTATTATTAAGATAAATAAATGTAAACAATTCATCAATCAATCTATTTGAACGAACTGTTACACTTTTATCTCTAAAATATTCCTCTAACTTTGCAATAATCAAAGGTCGAGTTTTCATAGTGGTACTGAATCCAGCCACCATTTTCTTTTCTTCACTTCTATATCGATTGTTCATTTGATGAGCAATATCGACATATCTTAAATCTTTACTTGTATAAAATAGATTAGGATATTCCCTATCTATTACTTGTTGGATGGTTGCCCAACCAATGTTATTGTTTTCTATAATTAGTAAAGCATCGTTATATTCTGTTGCGATACTAACTAACATATTACCAAAATCTTTAGTAGGAACTCTACCTTTATACTCTGCTACTTGTTCTACTTTTTCAACATCCATAACATGAAATGCACTATAGTCTGCACTATCACCTCTACC